GAATTTTTTACATACGTTTTCTCTAAGTGCATCAAATACCAATTCTTCATTTAGTAAAGAACCAGTTGCACTTATTGGTAATCCTTCCAGTCTTTTATAAATGTGTTGAAACATTTGGACGTGTTTCAGTACTATCACGACCAAGTCTCCGTTAACACTTACTGTTGCAACTTTCCTTTGCCATTCATTTTTAATTCTATGGTATTCATGAACATATTCTGAGGGAAGTAATCCTTCGTATCCATATCGGATTCGTCTTTGAGTCTGATAGAAGTCTATAAACTTTTTACTTGAAAGTTCTTTAAGTGATAAACACCTATCGTTAAAAAACGATGAGGGGTCAACTGTTTTTAATTCCTCTATATCGATGCACGGAATGGCTTCGAAAGGACTTAACTCATTCAAAAAATCCATCTAGTGTACTCACTCTTGCATCTTTAAAGAAATCACGTGCTACACCTTTAGAAAAACACCAAATATTTTCAATGTAATATTTCTTCATGTATTCGTCCATTGCAGCTTTATCAAAATCTCCATTCTCATCTTTAAATACAGATTTACCTTGAGGTCTCTGCATTATTCTCATTCCTATTTGACCGTCAAAGTATTCTTCACCAACGTGTCTAATAACTTCGTCTCCCGACCTGTATCTGACTCCATTAATTTTTGGGTCTAGAATATTAATGTATAACACTCCATTGTTTGCAAGTGATTCAAATGATTTCTTTGCAACTGGTAGATAGAATTCATCTCTCCATGCATTATACTCATTGAACTTAGACCATGATTGGTCTTCTGCGTGTTCTCCACCTTCGTTGTATCTTTCTGTAGAAAAATATGGTGGGGAAGTGAATGCACAATCGATTGGTGGAAGTGAATCGTAATCCAAGTCTTCAGCACCACAACGATATATTACTACTCTTTTTGAACCTTCACATATGAATCTGTTATCATTTTCTTTTATATCGGGTGCATTACCTGTAAGAATTGTTTCGTATGCTATACATTGTTTCTTATAACGTTCAAATGTATTAGGGTTCGGGTCTGTTCCTATGTAATCAGTAGTATAATTACTTGCATAGAAACCACAAAGTCTATCACCCCAACCACATGAAGTGTCGAGAATAACGGAAGACCTAGTGTTATCATAAATTGATTTTGCAACCAGTGGTTTGAACTGAGTTGCAATGTATGTTCCAAGTCTGAATGCAGAAATGTAAGATTTCTCATCGAGTTTACCACCCATGAGTTCTTCTTTTCCTTCTACTTGAACTTTTTGAACACCGTTGATTCCTCTCCACATAGGGCCGAGACATCTCCAAATTTCTTTAGAGGTTCCTTCTTCCCAAACTTTTACTGGTGGTTCGAATCCATAACTTCCACAGGCAAGTCTTAAGTCTTGGTGAAAGTAATTAGATGCATCAGAATGATTAGATGCACAATCAATCATACCCATACCCCATTGTCCAAAATCAAAAGTATAATCGTCATACTTTTCCATGACTTCTTGTTCTAGGTTATCGGTAGGTGTGATACATTTACTAGTATCATAATCTCTCAATGCAAGAAACATTTCACGCATTCTTTCTTCTGAAATATCTTTGAAAGGAAATGGTGGTCTGTTTTCTGCAATGAAGTCTGCAACTGCAAGACGAAATTCTTCCTTACCATATTCTTTGGTAGTCGCATCAAAAAGGTTGCCGTCTAAAATAGGCAACCCTTTTGAATTTGCGTTATCGGATAGAATTTGTCTTAAAGACATTACTGATTTTGTCCGAGATATTCCATTACAGTTTCTGCATTTGAAATTTCAAATGGGTCTGATTCAATGTTGTCTGAAAATCCATCTTCAATAAACATTTTTTCAACTTTACCGTCATTCAATACAGCTGCATATCTCCAAGACCTGTAACCAAATCCTAGATTAGATTTTTTGCATTCTGCACCAAACTTATGTGTGAATTCCCCATTTCCATCAGGAAGGAACTTAACGTTTTCAACACCTAATGAATCTCTCCATTCTGACATAACAAAACAATCGTTTACTGAAACACAATAGATATCGTCAATCTTTAATGCTTGAAACTTTTTGAAGTTTCCTTCATATCCAGGCACTTGTTGTGAAGAACAAGTAGGTGTAAATGCACCAGGCAGTCCAAAGACAATTACTCTTTTTCCTGCAAATTCTGTTTCGGAGTTTAGACTACCCCATATTATTTCTCCCTCTTCGTTTGGAACACGAATTGGAAAGTCTACATTTGGGACTTGTTGACCTACTTCTATAGGTAATCCCATTTCTGCGTTATTATCACTTGACATTTTTTACTCCATAATATAAAAAGATACCCCTATTATACAACACAATAGAGGTATCTGTAAGGGGTTTTTTAAGAAATTTTTATTTCTTGTGGTTTATCTTCTTCGGGGACAATCCTTTCTAAAGATACACTCAAAATACCATTCTTCATATCTGCACCTTTAACGACTATATCGTCTGCAAGTGTGAATGTTCTTTTGAATGAACGTGATGCAAGTCCTTTATGAACGTACTCAAGTTCGTCTCCTTCCTCTTGTTTACCTTCGATTGCAAGAATCTCTTTCTCTTTTGAGATTGAAATATCTTTCTTGGTAAATCCAGCTACTGCAAGTTCAATACTGAAATTTTCAGAATCGTGTTTTACAATATTGTAAGGTGGATAGTTTACATTAGAGTGTGTGTCTGCACGTTCTAATAGTTGAAGAGTTCTGTCGAACCCGATTGCGAATGGGAATTCTGTTGAAAATTTCCCGAAGACATCATTGAAATGTGTCATAGTTTTCTCCTTTATTAAGCAAGTTAAAATATGTGTCCCCTAATGGGCAACACAAAAGTATTTATAATACTTCTATACTATTATAAGGACTTTTTCTAAAATTTCAAGGGGTTTTTTATAATTTTATGCAATTATTTTGAGCTCTATTTGCAACATCAGCATTATTAAGGATAACTAAACTCATAAGAAAGTTAATTTCTCTCATGTTTTCCCTACTCAATGTTTGATTTCTCTGTTCAGCAACCATTGCTGGATAAAGTATAACAAACTTTGTTACACCCATTTTCATTACTGAGGGTCTTTCGCCAAAGAGAGGATTTGTTTCAAATACACAATCGTATTTCAATCCTTTATAGGTAGTGTAAATGTCAAGAAGTTGAAGTGATACAAATGTACCCCATTGAAAATCAGTTATGGGTTCCGTTAATTGGAGTGAAGATACGGACTTTCTCACTTTTTCCCTTGACGAGTATTCTATCGACTTCAGAAAATGCTCCGTTCTGACACTGTTGATAAGTTCTTTCCGATAACAACAAGTCAACCCCATCATAATTTCTTGTTTGTCCTTCGAGTCTAGCTCCAAGGTTGACGGCATCTCCAATGACGGAATAGTCAAATCTAAGTTCTGAACCCATATTCCCGACAATACATTCTCCTGTGCTAATGCCGATGCCGACATTAATAGGAGGCAGATTGAGAGGAGATAGTTCTTCATTTAAGTATTTTGTTGCTTCCAGTACTTCTATTGCAGATTTGACTGCAAGGTCAGCATGGTTTTTGCACTCCATAGGAGCATTCCAAAAACTCATTATGCAGTCGCCCATGTACTTATCAATGGTTCCACCATTATTTAGAATTATTTTAGTTTGCATATCAAGAAACTTGTTAATTAGTTCTACTAATCCTTCGGGGTCGTCTTGTCTCATGTAGTGTTCGCTTATTGGAGTGAATCCGATGATGTCCATAAACATGAAGGACATTTCCCTTCTATCTCCACCAAGTCTCAATTTTGATGGGTCTTTTTGGAGTTCTTCAATCATGTCGGGAGATAAATATTTTTGGAACTGCTTCTTAATTTGTTGCTTTTCTTGAAAGGTAACATAGTACTTGTTAAACGAGGCATGACCAAACACAATCAAGGAGGCCAAAGATGAAAAGAAGGTATCGAAAAGAACGAGACTTGAAGACCAAATATAGAAACTCCCACCCACCTGAAGTCCTAAAAGTATTAGAAAGAATGACCCCGAAAGAGCTGTGGGAAGCTTATAAACCATTACCAACACAATTAATAGAACTGACAACAGAAGAACAACTTCTAAGAATTCAAGAAAGTAGGATTGCTTTATTTGAATTCCTGTCAAAGAGGTCTGTATCAGATTCGCTTGTACTTCGTGAGGATACATTGTACCCACTGGGGTTGAAACTGGATTGTTCCACCCTTCAGCAGTTACCCCAAACACAAGAATAGCATTTTCGGGTAATTCGTCCGTGAAGGAATAACGTTTGAACTTATTCCAATAACTTATCATTAAATCACCTTGAGGTGTTGTGGAAATGGGTTGTTGTCTTCCGACTCTGACCCATTCTACTCCAACTTCTTCGGTTACTTTCATTTGATAAGACTTTTCGTCATTAAATGCTCTCAACACTTCAACTGCAAGTGAAGGATATATTTGTCCGTTTGCCTGCATAAGTAATGGTGCAGAACGTATGGTTCCATCGAAGTTTGGAGTCCCCGATTGACTGGGAGTTGCAGTTGTAACCCCTACACCATAGGTATTTCCCTCTAATATGGGGATAGGACTGAGGACTCCTGGCGTCCCCCACACTGCGTTTTTAGCGTCTCCTGACCCCAAAGTACTAGTTCCGACAAAGGGAGATGACCCCTTTTCGGTCTGAATCGTGGGTGCTGAGGATAAAATAGACAATCTATTGACCAAAGCAGTTGCAAATTCCTCGTCTCCACCAAATCTATCAGGTTCTGAGAACACTTGAGTAAACACATAAGTGTTAGACCAGTGTGATTCTAGTAGTTTATCTGCATATATTTTGCGTGGGAATGGTAATTGTCCGAACTCTTCTACTGACTTTTCGTCAATATCGACCAAAACAATTTCGGGAAGTCCTGATTCGGAATCGTACTCTTGAACACTATGTGTGCTATGTAAGTAATCGAACCAACTCCAAGAGATGTTTTCTATAAAATATGGATTCCAAATCTTAAGTGTGAATAGTAACCCGATAGTTACTAATACTGTTTTCCACGAGTACATTATTCAATAGTTGGCCATTGAAAAAAGAATATGTATAAACACACTCCAATCAATGCAAGTGCCAGTAAACCCGAAGTTACTCCTGACCAAAACTTTTTCTTTTCGGATTTACGATAATCCTGAATGAAGTCATCTATTCTTTCTTTACTACTCATGAAAATTTCTTCTGTATTTTTTTGTACATATAGTATATAGATAGTCCATAAAATGCGAGTACAGACATTGAGATTCCGATATAGAATAATTCTACTGGGGATAAGAAAAGGACATTCCAAACAAAGTTTGCGGCTGCTTCTGCATCACCTAGTGCCTCAGGCATTACAATATCGTTTTCTTCAAAGAGTTCTAATATGTCGTCATACTCTTCTTCGGTAAGACATTCATAATATTCTTCGGGACATTTTACTTCCATGATACTACCCATGTTAAAAGTCTTTCAAGGATTCTCATTGTTTTACTCTTGAGTGACATTTATTGTACAACCACTTGTTGTTTGACAATTTTGTGTTAATGTATAAGATTGATTGGTTGACCCCTTTTGTAACAGGTTGAGTGTTGTGGGATAGTTTCCTTGGAGTCTAATTTGTGCGTTATGATTTGCACCGTCTTGTTGTGTAAGATTAACATTTGAACCGTCTTGTGAACCATAGTAATAAACATGACTGTAGTGTGAACCACTTCCTGTTTGTGATACGTCATGGTCAACGTCATCTGTATGAATGTCTATGTTGTGTGTATGTGAACCGTTCTGAGTTACATTAACTGTATTATTGTTACCCCATATGTGTCTACCATATGTTGCACCACCAGTTTGTGAAACGGTTTCAGTATTGTTGGTTCCGTCTACGTCACCACCCCAACTTTTTCCCGAACCCCAGTATGAGACCCAAGAAATAGAATTTCCGTTTCCTGTTTGTGATAGGTCGAATGAATTACCACTATGTGCAAAAGAAAAGTTAATCGTGTTATCATACCCAATCTGAGTAATGTCTACGTCAACACTTCCTGATGCAACCTGTTCAACATGGACATGATTATCATCAGCCCATGCGAACAAAGGTATTAATATTAAAAATGATAAAAGTTTATTCATTAAAATATCCACTGAAATAATAATGTAAGTATCACTCCTTTACTAAATGAAATCCATAACATATGGTAGTCATCTAGTCTCATTGCATTTTGAAATCCAAATAATTGAGTTTCATGCCATGAACGGAATTTACTTAGTATATTTTCCATTGTTTCTCCTAGTTTGTTTGTGTAATGGTTATATTTAGAGACGTACCATCACCCACCCTAATTGATGACTCCTTTTCGTCTGTTATGGTTCTAATACTTGCTTGTGCAAACATGGGAATCCTAAGTGAAATAATTCCATTTACTTCCCTGTAAAACCATATTTGACCAAGACCCTTATCTATAATTGTATTATATTGAGTGTCTTTATCAAACCCTGCAAGTGTTCCGTCTAATCGAACACTTCCAAATTTTTGTTGTTGTTCTATATCTATACCAACTTTTTTATCAATGTCTAAAACAACATCTAACAAGTCTTGGAGAAAATCGATATTCAATAAATCTCTATCCAACTCTGTATATTCTAGCTCATCATCTTCAAAGTAATCTTCTTCTAAATCATTAAATTCTAAGAAGTCTACATCTAGAATATTAGAGGAATCGTTTTCTCCACCACCTGATTCTTCTGAAACCTGTTCAGTAACCTCTTCGGGTGGACTGACAATAAACATATTATCAATCATGTTAACGTCCACACCGTTTACCGTTACTGGTTTTGTTGGTGAATCATCATAAGTCGATACCATTGTTGCTTGGTATGCCTCATCAAGTGTAACTTCACCACCTGCATTTGATACTATAATAACTCCTGAAGGCGCACCCCATTTGTCTGGCAAAAGTAGAACAAGTGAGCGTCCTAATTCGTCAATACTTGTGGTGAAGTCTGTGCCTCTAACTGCAATTGTGGCAGTAGGTGTTGTAATATCAATATTCGCTTTCTTAATTTTGCCACCAAAACCCGAAGCAAATCGAGCGGTGCCTTGTGCCATTCTTAATGACATTTTTGATAGACTTGGGTCGGGGTCATAGTAGACCTCGTCTATCCAAACTTTAGAATGTTCTGTTAATGAAAGTTCTTCTTCACCTTCGAACTTTATTTTCATTCGCCCATTCTGAGTTTGTGCAGTGTCATACATTAAAACATCAGGTTTTTCTGATGCTAGTAAAACAGTGTTATCACCGTCTCTTGTAAGACCTGCGTAACCTTTTTCCTCAATGATTTCACCAATCGAGTCAGCATTAACCGACCCGACTAGTAAAATACTAAGTATCGTTATCGTCTTTTTGAACGATGTCAATATTGCCATTAGAAGTCACGAATGTTACATCAATAATACCACTACATGATTGACCGTTTGGACAACCTGTATCTGAACCCGATTTCTGAATGATGTCTATATCATTTCCTGAACCAGTTAAGATTGCAGTAATAGAGTTATCGGTTGCATCTGATTGATTAGTGTTAATGTCATTTGTTGAACCTGTAACAGTCCAGTTCCAAACAGCATTATCTGAATCAACAACAGTTGTAAATATATTACTTGAACCAGTAACAACTAAGTCGTAGTTTAAGTATTCTGCAGATGCAGCTGCACCAATATCAATATTCCAAGTGTTAGAATCACCAGTAACAGCACTTAACATATTAATGTTATCAGCAGAACCCGTGTCTCCAATGTTCCAGTCCATTACGTTTGAATTTCCAGTAAAGGTAAGGTTTAAAGTTGCTGAGTCAGCAATCATAGGCCCGTATAGTTTGTTACTATCTCCAAATTGGACAAGTGTAAACGTATTCGATGCACCAGTTAAAACCATGTCAGCAGATGACCCTGAGAAATCATCTAAACCAACTTTGTTGCCATAACCTTTCTGAGTAAAATTCAATACAAGTCCTGTACCCGATTGATTTAACCATATTTCGTTATCGTCTGCTCCTGCGAATAAAGTTGCAGGTATCAGACCTAATGTTAACATAATGAGTAATAATTTATTCTTCATTTAGTTTTCCCTCTGTAACTAAGACGATTTCATTTTCGTCTAAAAAGTCTGACACTTCCTCTTTTATTTTAGATTCAGTTATCGGCCAATTTATCTTCCAATATCCTCTTTCGTCACCTTGATAGATTAATTCGAGAACAGCAAGTTCAATTGCAGAACGAGTTGCTTTCGTAACTCCTTCGTTGGTTGCTACACCGTCCTCTATCTCCACTAATTTTGTGTCCATGTCCACAAAACGGAATACATCATACCCACCACCAGTCGATAAAATTGTCTTAGTGGTTTGTACATTAAGTAATATTTCACCTGTAAGTGTTGATATTCCTCTCAAACTTACCGTGACCACATCTCTTCGATATTGATTAGAAGCACCAATACCTAAGTATCTTGCGCCTCGGCCTCCCGATTCAATGTTAGTATCATAGCCAACAATCCCACCGTCAAGTAGGATTCCTGCAAACAAGAGGGGTTGGATTCCCGTGGGCAAATCCTTATCCTTATTATCCTCTTGATTCGCAAACTCTTCTCTAGCAGAACGAACAATTTGTCTTTCTCTTACAAGTGCATCTAAACTTGTACGTTCTACTACTCTAAACCATTTTCCTTGTCCTGCAGTTTTAAGTGCATCGATAAGGAATGATTCACCACCTTGTGTTACTGCAGTCGAGAAAGATGCAATTCCATCTTTGCTTTTACGTTGTCCTGTTTTATCTAGGAAACCGTAAACTGCAACAATAGGCATATTTTCTGCAGGTGGTAATTCTAATAATTCTAAATGTGTAGGTAATTTAACTGTTTCTGCAGGTTCGATACAAGTTCCTATCTTGTTCATAATTGCAGTACTGCAAGTATCAGTCGCAGTCGGCACACTTGCACACCCAGTCATGAGCAAGACCATTATCAGTCCTACAAACCCTACGTTCTTCATTTAAAAACTACCAGTACCTACAGGTATATCTAATGTTGTTGTTGTTCCGTCTGAGGAAACAATGGTCAATCTTATGAACTCTGCACCGTCTTCTCCGACTAATTTTTCATATGTAACCGTGTTTCCTTCTATGGTAAACATTCCGAATGAAGCTGCTTCTCCATTACTAAACATATTTTCCACTAACTGTTTTGCTATCTGAGCATAAATTCTGCTCTCGACATTTCTCAAAAATTTAGCAAGGGTAGTATTTTGTGCTTCCCTTTCTGCTTTTGCAATTTGGTCTCTTATGTCCTGAGCAATCTTGTCCCGTCTAGACTTTTCTTGATTCTCAATAGTAAGATAATGTGAACTTTGTCCAATTCCACTGAAACTTGGACTTTTAAATTTATGCACTATTTCATCTGCTTCAATTGACGAAGCAAAAAATGATAGTAAAATCACATATCCTACTACCAACAATTCCTTATCTTTTTTTAGTTTCATTTTTACCCTTCTTTAATTCATTCTCTTTCATTTCAAGGACAACATCAACTTTCTGCTGTAGACGTATGAGGTCTTGGTCTAACATTCTAACTTGGTCAATAAGTTTAATAAGAGCAAAGTGTTGTTTTTCAACTTCGGGTTCTAGGTTTTCTCCCACGAACCACCATATGTAATAAACAAAATAACCCAGTCCAACCATCATGACAATTGGGAATCCGTATTCCGATACGAGTTGTGCAAGATTTTCCATAAATTAGTCTCTTCGTACGTCTAAACTACCGTCCTCTATAAAGTTCTCAGCTCTTGCAACCCTTTCAATGTCGGGTCTTAGCTCTAATGCACTTGACACTAGTAAATCAATTTTAATCATTTCATTATTCATACTTCTAACTCTGTTTTCCAAAGAAGAACAGAAAATTGTAAGTGTTTTTATATCATCAACGACACCTTCCAGTATCTGTTTGATAACAGTAAATATGAAAAACCCCATTACTAGACTTCCTGCAATCGGCGCTCCCACTTCACTTATCAATTCAAATATACTTTCCATACCACTATTTAGGAAATCGATGGTCTGATTTGTCTAAAATTCACAAACTATTCAAAATTGTATAATTTTTAGACAAAAAAAAGGGGTCATAAAGACCCCTTAAAAAGATTTTTCAATTCACTTATTTGTGACTTGCAATAGTTTTTACTACTTCTGCTTTAGAACCACTTCTTTTAACTTTAATGTTATTTTTGTCTGCGTGTTCTAACAGTTGTACTTTAGTAAGTTTTTTAAGTTCTGCAACACTAGGTGCCTTTTTGACACTTTTCTTTGCAGGTGCTTTCTTTACTGGTGCAGATTTACTTTCATTCTTGTTTAAAAATGAATATCCAACTGCTATTACAACTATTGCTATGATAATATATTCCATAATTTTCTCCGTAATTATTCTTTATTTAGTCCTTCGCTTTTAACACATTTAATGCACACCAGTCAATGACTTTGTAGCATTTTTTCACTATACCATCGTCTATCGGTGTAGGTGTTAAGGCTGCAATTAATGATGCACCCATAACTAACCAAGGAATCACTTGTACCCATGCTATAACCCATTGTAGAAATTCTAACATAAAATTCTCCTATTAAGTTATTTCAAGGAGTATTTAGGTTTTGTTGGTGCCGATAGTGTATTTAGTGGTTAATTTCCACTCTGATTTGTCTTTAAAAGGTATGATTTTAATTTGAGATAACGGTGCAACTGGTTCTGCAATCTTACTCTTATCGAGTACAGAAAGTAGTTTCCATTGTTCGAGAAGTGCAACGATAGTATTTCTACGACCAAAGTCACCTTCGTCAATTGAAGTCGGTTTACCGTCTAGTTTGAATAGTTCTTTGAAGTGTACGATATAGTACTTTCCACGTTTGTGAAGGATATGACATGATTGAAAT